AAGGAATTCATCAGACAGGTCCGTGAGCGGTGCGAAAATACAGTTTGTTTTGCGGTGTTCGGTGTGCGTGGGGCAATATTCCCAATTGGACAGAGGCGCGTAAGCTGCCCGGATCCAAGCTTTTAACTGTTGGCCCGAGCGTAGCTAGTCCCAACCCAAATTGAGCTCCCGCTCGAATTTGGTTATGTTGTACACACCCTCGCGTTTACCCAACTGCATTCGCATGTTCTTAATCGCCGAAGTGAAAGAAAGCAGCACGTCGTTAGGCACGGCATCCCTAGGCTCATCAGCGACCACAGACGGATCGGCAGCTCCAATATCGGAAGCCACAGTCTTGGTCATCTTCATTTGGGCCCTGGTGCCTTGCTCGACTCTTTCTTTACCCGCACGGGTCTGATCTAGTTCCTTGAAATTCAGAGAAGTGAGAAGCTGGGATATCTTGGCTGGCCAATCACCGGATTGGACACGGACATAGGATCCGTATTGAGGAAATCTGTCCGTAACGGTGAAAGGTGCCGACTTATCTATCCCAGAGAAGTAATCAATGGCCTGCTGACGACTCTGCGAGATAGCGAGCTTGACAGCGTCCATATGACTCAGAATCTCCCGAAACTTGGCCATCGAAATCCACTCCTCCTCGGCTGCGCCGTCTGCCCTCTCGTTCCAATGATTCCCGTAAGACATATCTGGGGTTATAAAATGCTCGGTAAAGAATAATTCGATTGTATTGTATTGTTTTGTTCTCGGAGTTTCCAGTTTGGAGCTTCGAGTTGTTTTGTTTGTTATTTGTTATTTATATATATGTAGGAGTGAGTTTCCTACAACGAACAATCCACAACCCACGATTCTCCCACCAGCTGAGCGTACCTCGCCAGGTAAGCTCTATTGTTATCTATAGTATGCCCCACTTTCTTGCATTGTTGGGTGAGTCTGAGACGGTAAGTCCTCAGAGCCCCAACACTGGGAAGTCTACTAGCGCTGTCCATAACAGTCGCTATAAGTTTCTCTAAAGATATGCTCTCAGTTTCGGAGAACATCTGAGAGAAAATCACCATGAACTCCACGAAGTTCTCATCGTTCTTGTCCACATACACCTCCTGACACCACTCAAAAAGTTGACGCGCGGTTTTCTCCATTATTATTTATATATTAGTGAGCAGTGAGTTTGCTCATAAGGAGACCACACCGTCAGCTTTTTGAAAAGTCAGATCCTCCACTCTCTTCGTGAACACCTGTTTGAACTGGGCCTCATCTATGTGCGCGCAAGACTGAACAACCTCGTAAGCCGCGGCAGTAGCCGGCATCGGCTGGTTGTACATGAAGGCGCACACCGCGATGATGTTGGCCCGGGAAGGCTCATTAATCCTCACCCAATCTCGAAGGGACTTCTGGTACTCGCAAAAATGCGCGTAATCGCGGAACCTCTTGCCGAGGACGCGGTCCAGAGCTCTGAAGACGGAAGGGACGAAAGACCCGCCGGCGATGGCGTAACCGCAGAATTCGGCGGTGCCAGAGATGTTCAGCTTAATCTCGAGATTGACATGCTCGAGAACTTCCTGCTTCCTCTGCTCGTCGATGGACAAATTGCTTTGGTACTTAAACCCGTCATCGCCCTTGATGGCGAAGGCAGCAGGTCCATCTCCCCTCAGAAGAAAATTGGCAATGACGGCCGCGACAATGGTATTCAGTAGCAGCGTGCCGGGTTCCCCCGAGGTCTTGCTATCCTTAACCCTAGCTCTGACGCTCTGGGACTGGATAGTGTAAGACTCCCGGTTGGCGTAGTAGGCCTTTATAAACTCCTCGGACACACCTAAATAGCGCAGAACCAATTTCTCCAGCAACTGGGTGAAACGGTTTTGGTTGGCGTCAAACATCTTGAAGTCAGAAACGCCTATTTTTGCTACCGCGGGGACAGTCTTCATCGCATCGATGAGGAAGGTTCGCATTTGCAGATCAGTCATACGGTTCTCGTAAACAACGTGAGCCTTCAAGTGAGACTTGAATCTGTTGTTTATCACCCTCATGCAGGCGCCGAAAGCGACCTGGAGATCCTTCGACCAAGCAGAGATGCCCTGTCCCACCTTGGTGGGATCTGGCTGTGAATTCTCCTTGGCCGGCTTGAAGATATCCTTGAGGTGGAACCTAATGAGATTCACATCCGGGTTGTCCTGGCCGATGAACTGGGAAGCGTAATGCTTCTGACCAGCCGACTTGACATACTCGCTGTATATCTGCTGATTCTCGAAGGGGTCCATGGGCTTCAGCGGCTCCATATGCTCCTTAACGAACTCCTCAACCATCAAACGAGCGAGAACTTCAGACTGGTTGGTGTAGACCATCTCGCTCTTCTTACCGACGTACCTTTCCCTTAGAACACCCAAAGTCTGGGCCGGAAGTTTTGGCGAGTAATGAAGACCGTTACCCGACGTCATGGAATAGTACACGTTCTCATAACTCCTAGGATGACCCCTAGGGTTGAGCCCGACTATCCAGTCCTTATCCAGCATCCCGTTGGTGAAACCGGGCCTGACCACGGCGCTCACAGCATGATTGATACTAGTGATAGTATCCATGAGGGCGTAGGACCTGATGAGTGTGTCGGCGAGCAGATAACTATCCATGCCAGCCTGAATGATGACCTCCGAAGGGGTCGGAAGAGCGACCTCCTTGATCGGGACCACAGTCTCAACGGGGGTTGGGAAGAACATACGGGTGAGGTCCAGGTATTCCTGCGATCCCACCACGTCCTTAACTTCCCCTTGCACATACTCTGTTATCGGCACCCCGAAGGAGGTGGCAGTGGATCTCATATTTAGCATCACGGCCCTGGCCGACGACGCGAGATTCCTCTGGTTTATACAGCTCAAGACCTCTTTCTGCGCATCGACCAGCGGCGCCATGTTCAAAAGAGGTCCCGTTTCTCCTTTGGTGCCTATGAAGAAACCTTCATTGGACAAGGGGTTCCTGACGTCGCAGGTCAGCTCGCGCCGAGAAAAGGCAAGAGCGTTGCAGAGCAAGAAAAACCGAGGGTAATAACTCTCGAATTTAACAGCCACAACCTCACCTTCCTCCATCGCGTCGTAACTCAGCATCAGCTCCCTGATAGCCAGCTCCTCGGCGGCCTCTCTATCATCGGCCCCTCCGTCACAGATAAAAACAACCGGTCCAGCCGGTTTCTTCTCCTTGATAACTTGCCCAGCGTCGAAGGAATAGATGCTGCCAACGACCTTCACCGAATTTTCGACAGGCTGCACCTTACCGGGCTCTAGGGAGAAAAGAAGACTCTTCCCCCCGAAAAGCGTGCTCAGCAAACCAGCCCCTTTGTAGGGAGCTTCGCACAGATGAACCCTATTGTGGTGCGTCTTGTCGGCCAGCTGAGAGCTCGAATACAAACCCAGCAACTTCATGGCGGCACCTCGGGGACAGCCCGAGTATCCAGCTAGAATGCTGAGTTTGGTTTTTCGGTAGTTCGCAACGAGCCACGAATCGGCTGCCAACCAATGGCTATCGA